AGCCCACCCCACGCCCGCGGCCTGCTGTGGCCGTAAAATCCGGCCCGACGCCTGGAGAAATCGAAGCTGACCGTCTGACGGCAAAATACAACACGTCCGCAGAACGCAGCGCGTCCCCCGGCGAAGAAGCGCTTCTGCGCGATATGCGCGCCCAGGCAGACCCGGAGGATCGTGAACGCATGAAATCCTACGACACCGCGTCCGACTTGGGGTTGAAGAGAGGCGGCATAGCCCGTAAAGCCCGCGCCTCGGGCGGTCGAACGGGATCGAACAGCGCCCCGTTGTCCTCCGCGCACATGGGCGACAGGTCCCCGACGGCGTCAAAAGAGATCGGCTGATGTCAGCCGCGATGAACACGTCGAAGGCGGGCACGGGCAGGAGCGGAGTCCTGTCCGTGAACAATTTCGGCAACCCGTTCAACGTGGGCCTCGGCACGACGTTGACGGGCACCGCGACTTACAACATCGAGTTCTCCCTGGACGACCCAATGGACGCGGGTTACGTCGCAGCTTCGGCGACCTGGTTCGCTGTCGGCGGCATGAACGGCCTGGACTCCGCGGCGTCCGGGAACCTCACGGTTCCGTGCAAGGCGGTCTCGATCAACATTACCTCCGGGTCCGGGACGGTTGTTCTGTACGTGAGGCAAGCCGGGGAGCGGTAAATGACCACAAGCGGGACCTACGACTTCAACCCATCCCTGGGCAAACTGGTCCTGTATGCGTTCAACCTCGCTGGGCTGCGCAACACATCCCTTCTGGTCGAGCATTTCCAAACAGCCCGCATGTCCGCCAACCTGTTGCTGTCACGGTGGGCCAACCAGGGCGTGAACCTGTGGGCCGTCGACCTCGTGACGGTGCCGCTGGTCCAAGGCACCGCGACGTACTCCGTCGCCGCGAACACTGTGACCGTTCTGGACGCCTATACGGCGCTCGTGCAGAACTCCACCGAGACCGACCGGATCATCCTGCCGATCAGCCGGACGGAATACGCCAGCTATCCGAACAAGGACCAGCAAGGGACGGTATCCTCGTTCTGGTTCGACCGGCTCCTGGCCCCGACGATCACGTTGTGGTGCGTCCCGGACGGCACGAGCGCGCAATACCTGAAGTACTACCGAGTGCGGCAGATTCAGGACGCGGAAATGACAAACGCCAACACGGTGGAAATCCCCTACCTATGGCTGGAGGCGTTCGCTTACGCCCTTGCCGCGCGCCTCGCGATCATCTGGAACCCCCCGATGGCGACGCCGTTGAAGGCGGCGGCCGACGAGGCTTACGACATCGCCGCAGCCCAGAACATCGAGCAGGCGAACATGTACATTGCGCCGCAGCTATCCGGCTACTATAGGCCCTAAGCATGGCATACGGGTCCATCACCGGCCGAGCGAGGACCAGCGCGCGAAGCCCGCAGGCTCACGCCATCTGCGACCGCTGCGGATTCCGATACAACCACGTCAATTTGGCTTGGCAATATGATTGGTCCGGCGCGGCGCTGGTGAACCTGCGGCTACTGGTGTGCCCGCCCTGCCAGGACCGCCCGCAGGAGCAGTTGCGTGCCAAAATCATCCCGGCTGATCCGCTGCCGATCCTGAATCCCCGCCCGATGGACTTCATCGCGGCAGGCCAGGACAATCGGACGACCTCGGGGCAGAACACAGTCGATCCTGTGACGGGAACGCCAATATGGGGTGGCGACACGCGCATCACCCAGGATAGCCGGACGCGAGTGCCGCAGCAAACCGGCGAGCCCCCGGGCGGCCTGAACACGCGTCCCGGCACCAACCCGAACGCGCCCGGCAACGACGATCCTGGCGTGCCTCCCGGCAACACCAGCGTTCCAGAAACAGGGCCTCTGACATGACCGTCGTCCAGATACCGAACCTGCCCGCGGCGATCGCACTCAGCGGGTCGGAGCAATTAGAAGCGGTTCAGGCCGGGTCGTCCGTGCGAATTACGATTTCGCAGGTCAAAGACTACGCCGTCGGCATTGGGTCCACCGTGGCGTCGCTCACCGTGACAGGGACGCTGAACGCGCAAGGCGACGTGACGCTTGGAAGCGGGCTTCCCGCGCCCACGGTAAAGGTCACGAACACGCTGACGGTAGGCCAGGACGTGACGCTCGCTCGCGGCCTAAACATCACACCGTTCGTAGCTGTTTCGGTGCCCACGCCCGCCACGGGGTTCGTCGTCTTCTGCCGGTCCTCGGACGGGGCGCTTGTCGCGCGCAGTTCGTCGGGAACCGTGACTGTAATGGCCAATAAATGACCACGGGCCTCACCTACGCCACCTACGTTGATCAGATCGCCACCTTGGCGGTCGTGGCTTCAAACGATGCCAATTTCCAGATCATTCTGCCGCAGGCGATCACCTACGCCGAAAACCGGATGTGCCGCGACCTGGACTTCCTGACCACCGTGGCCACAAACACCAGTTACGCCACGGCATCCGGCACTCGGCAGGTAAACATCCCGGTATCCGCGTTCGTCACGCTGCAACAGATCAACCTGATCTCGCCAGCGGGCACGACCAACCCGGAACTGGGAACCCGCGTGCCGCTGCTCTCGACCACGACCGATTTCCTGAACATGGTCTACCCGAGCAACACCGGGGCCGGTCTGCCACAGTATTTCGCGCTGCTGAACCAGAACGCGTTCGTTCTCGGGCCGTGGCCGAACGCCGCCTATACGATTGAACTGGTCGGCACGGTGCGGCCGGACTCGCTGTCCGCCAGCAACCCCAGCACGTTCATCTCGCTGTATCTGCCCGACCTATTCATCATGGCGTCCATGGTCTACGTCTCCGCCTACCAGCGGAATTTCTCCGGCGCATCGGCAAACGATCCGCAAATGCCCGTCTCTTACGAGTCGCAGTATATGACGCTTCTGAAGGGCGCTACGGTCGAAGAAGCCCGGAAGAAGTTCCAGTCCTCCGGCTGGGCGTCCATGTCGCCCGCGCCGGTCGCGTCGCCCTCGCGAGGGTAGGCCGTGGCCCATCGCGCGATCGTCCTCGTTCCAGGCGTCGATCAGAACACGACACCTGTGTTCCCCGATGCCGGCATCAACGACGGAAACCTGATCCGGTTTGTGCCTGACGCAAAAGGCCGCGCGCTCGTGCAGCCCATTGGAGGCTGGGTCAAATACTTCGCGAACACGATCAGTTCGCTCGTCCGGGCGCTGTGGGCGTGGGCGGACATTAACGCGAGCAACTATCTGGCGGTCGGCGCGGAGTCGTCGCTGTCCGTCGTGGCGTCCGGCACCAACACAATCATCACACCCCGGACTTCGACCACCAATCCGGCTGTCGCCGCGTCCACAAATATCGGCAGCGGCGTCGTGACGATCCTGGACGTTGGGAGCAACATCACCGGCTACGACACCGTGGACGTTCGCACGCAGATCGCCGTCGGCGGCCTGGTGCTGTTCGGGTCTTACGCCGCGACGGCAATCGATGCCGACCACTACTCGATCGTCGCGCAGGATCGGTTCGGGCACACGCAGGTCGCGAACGCAAACGTCGTGGCGGGCGGCGCGGTCCCGCAGTACGCGACCGTCAATGGCAGTTCTCTGGTAACGGTAACACTGACCGCGCACGGGCTGCTGGCCGGGCAGTCCACGTTTACGGCGCTGGTATCGACGACGCTGAACACTGTGGTCATTTACGGCGACTACCTCGTGCTGACGACACCCACAGCCAATACGTTCACCATTCAATGCTCGTCGGCGGCAAACGCAGGGTCCTCGGCTTACGAGAACGGTGGGAACGCGCGCTACCTCTACCACATCGGCGCTGGGTCGCTGGCGGTCGGTTCGGGTTTTGGCGTCGGCGGATATGGAACGGGCGGGTATGGCTCTGGGACCGCGCCCACGACCAGCCCCGGAACAGCGATCACGGCGACGGACTGGACGCTGGACAACTGGGGAAAGCTGCTGCTCGCGTGCCCTTACGGCGGCTCGATCTACGTCTGGGACCCGAACACCAATCAGCCGATCGCCTCTGTGATCGCAAACGCTCCGACCGCCAACCAAGGGATACTGGTGGCGATGCCGGAGCGCCAGGTCATCGCGTGGGGATCGACGTTCACGGGCGTCATCGACCCGCTGCTTATCCGCTGGTGCGACATTCAAGACTTCACGACGTGGGTCGGGACTTCGACCAATCAGGCAGGCTCCTACCGCATCTCCCGCGGGAGCCGGATCGTCGGGGGGCTGCAAGGACCGCAGCAGCTTATCTTCTGGACGGACGTGGGTGTGTGGACGGCCCAATACATCAACCAGCCTTACATCTACGGGTTCAACGAGGTCGGGGCGGGCTGCGGCCTGATCGCGCCGAAAGCGGCGGGCGTCTTGAGCGGCGCGGTCTACTGGATGAGCCTGACGCAGTTCTTCACCCTTTCCGGCGACGGCGTGAGGCCGCTGGTGTGCCCGATCTGGGACGCTGTTTTTCAGAACATGAACACCGAGGCGGACGCGGTGGCGAAAATCCGCGTCGCGCCCAACTCGCAGTTCAACGAGATCAGTTGGTATTATTGTAGCTCGGGAGCGTCGGAGATCGACTCCTACATCAAATACAACACGGTGCTGCGGGCCTGGGACTTCGGGACGCTTTCCCGCACCGCGTGGCTTGACCAGTCCGTCCTAGGTTCTCCGATTGGGGCGGGGTCGAACCGGTACCTGTATCAGCACGAGACGGGCAATCTCGCGGACGGCGCTGTGATCCCGACGACGTTCACAATCGACTATTTCGCGCTCGACGAGGGTGAATATATGGCTTTCGTCGACCAAATCTGGCCGGACATGAAGTGGGGGGCTTCGAACGAGGCCGCCGCCGCTCAAATCCAAATCACGCTGACCGGCATCGATTACCCCGGAGGGGCGGAGCGCACGCAAGGGCCTTACGACATCACACGATCTACCACATTCGTCACGCCCCGGATGCGCGCCAGAATGGTGTCAATGACAATCGCCAGCGGGCCAAACAACGCGTCTTTCTGGCGACTGGGCTACATCCGCTACCGCGTCATGCCGGACGGGAAATTCTGATGGTATCTCTGGGCGACATCCTCACCGCGATCAAGAACCTTGTAACCGCTATCGGCGCGGCCACCGTGACCCTTCAGATCGGGCAAGGGCAATCGACCTCGGACACGGTGACGGCGGCGACGCTCATTACGACCGGCCCCGGTCGGCTGGTCAATTACGCCGTCCTGGTCGCCGGAGCGGCAGGCACCGCCTACGATTCAGACACAGTGGCGGGCGTGGCGGCGGGTAACGCGCTGATCGTCGTCCCGGCGACCGTGGGCATCGTGCAGACCGGGCAGGTGTTCACGGCTGGCCTGGTCGTCGTGCCCGGCGCTGGGCAATCTGTGAACGTCACCTACTCGAAGGCGATCTGACCATGCGTTCACCCCCCGGCGTCCACGTCGGCCCTATCCACAGCGCTGTAGCGGGCCGCACGGACCATCTGCCGATGCACGTCCACTCCGGGTCTTACGTATTGCCCGCCGACATTGTGTCGGCCATGGGCGAAGGGAACACATCGGCGGGGTTCCAGGTCGCCAAGGATATGTTCGGCCAGAGGTTCTACGGCTCCACGCCGCCCGGCGGCGGCATGCCGTATGGTGTGACCGCCCCGCATAAGGCGTCCGGCGGCTCGGTTCCAATCGTAGCGGCGGGGGGCGAATTCGTGGTACACCCCTTGGATGTGGTAGAGATCGGAAAAGGCTCGCTTGACGACGGCCACAGAGTTCTTGATGCGTTCGTGAAAAAAATGCGATCTTCCACAATCAAGACGCTCTCTGGCTTACCGGGACCAAAAAAGGACTGACATGGAAACCCCGCCCTTCAGGATGCGTACGGCCACCACCGCGGATGTGGACGCTGTTATGAAGCTGTGCCTGGAGTCCTGCGAGGAGAACGCGTTTCTGACGCCCAATCCAGTGCATATCCTTCAGGAGGTGTGGCCCGCGCTTGAACGAGACCACGGTATTGTCGGCGTCATTGAAGGGCCGAAGGGTTTGGAGGGCGGCGTTCTGCTGCGTGTCGGCAAGGTGTGGTATTCCCAGGAGCCAGTGCTGGAGGAACGAGCGATCTTTGTCGGCAAGGAATACCGTGCGGCCCAGGGCGGCCGGGCGAAACACCTTACCGACTTCAGCAAAAAAGCGGCGGACGGCCTCGGAATTCCGCTGATTATCGGCGTTCTCAGCCATTCCCGGACGGCGGCCAAGGTCCGGCTCTACGAGCGGCAGTTCGGCGCGCCTGCCGGAGCGTTCTTTCTCTACGGAGCGCAGACGGGCGGTTGGCGCGCCGCTGCGGCTGAAAAGGCGGCATAGGTATGGGCGGAAAATCGGCTGCGTCTTCTTCGCAGGTTCAGGTTCCGCCGGAGGTCCTGGCGCGGTACAACTCAGTCAACACTCGGGCCGAACAGGCGGCGAGCACGCCGTTTCAATCCTATAGCAGCGACCCGAACGCGTTTGTGGCCCCGCTGACGGGCGCGCAGCAGTCCGGGATTGCGAACACGAACAACGCCGCCGGGATGGCGCAACCATTCTTCACGCGCGGCGCGCAGTTGACGCAGGCGGGCGCGGGAACGGCCGATCCAAACGCGATCACGGGCCGCGAGATTGGTCAGTACTTTTCACCCTTTATGAACAGCGTGTTCGCCAGCCAGTTGGCCGGTCAGGAACAGCAGAACGCCCAGCAACGCAGCGGCCTTCAGGGCGAGGCGATCAAATCTGGGGCGTTCGGTGGCGATCGGGCCGGGATCGCGGCGGGTAACCTCGCCTACCAGCAGAACC